GCAGGTCAGGAATGGGTGACCAGTTTGCCTAGTGAATCTGCTGTTAGAGCAGCAGGAGACAGAATTGGTATCTCAGATTTTGACGATACGCTTTATGTTTCTGGTGGTTTGAATCAGGCTGTCTATGACTGGATTGATTCTCAGGATGTTGATTTGGTTGTTGTTACTGGCAGACATGAATCGAATCGTGAAGAGACTACTGCTTTATTGAATAAACTTGGAGTAGATTATTTAGATTTGATTATGCAGCCAGATAATCAAAATAATAGTGCCGCGTATAAGGGTGCTGTTGCTGAAAAGTTTTTGGCTGATGGATTGGATGTGGTTTTTGTGGTTGAAAATAATGCTGAAGCTCGTGCTGCCTATAAGGAAGCCGGTGTGAGTGTTGTTGTTGATCCTGCGGATTTACCTGAATCAAGTGAAGGAAGAGCTATGGAAGAGATGTCAGTTACCGAGTTGCAGGATAAGGTTTACAGTTTGAAGGATGATGCTTTAGAGACTATCGCCAAGCTTTCTGAGACTGTCTATAAGCTTTGTGAGATTGTTGACTCTATGAGTGAGGCTGCTCTTGTGGTTGAGCCTACTGATGTTCCTGCCGAGATGTTGGTTGAAGAAGATAGTGTTCGTTTTGTTGAGCCTTCTAAGGTTGCTGAATTGCATGAGCGCGGTGAGCGTGTAACTAAGGGCATTGAACAGCGTGTTGCCTTTCAGGATTTAGAGATTCGCCAGGAAGGTGATGGCATGACCTTGCGCGGTTATGCAGCAGTTTTCAACAGCCCTTCTCAGCCTTTGCCTTTTATTGAGACTATTGAGCGCGGTGCTTTTAGGGATTCTTTGAACTCTCGTAATGACATCAAACTTCTTTGGAATCACGATACAAGTACTGTTTTAGGTTCTACTCGTGCAGGTACTCTAAAGCTTGCTGAAGATGAGCGTGGCCTTTATGTTGAAGCCAATTTGCCTGACACTCAGGCTGGGCGGGATGCGGTTATTAGTATTCAGCGCGGAGATGTAACTGGTTTCAGTTTCGGCTTCAGGGTTGCTGCTGGTGGCGATGTTTGGCTAAACGCTAATGAGCGTGTCCTAAAGCGCGTGAACATCCATGAAGTTTCTGTTGGCGTGGCTTTCCCTGCTTATCTAGGAACTGAAGGAACAGCCAATGTTAGATCTGTTACTGATTTGAATGGCAAGATTGCTCGCCTTGCGGAGATTCGTGGAGTGTCTGCTGAAGAGTTGACCGATGCTCTTTTGGCTCTTGAAGCCGGTGATGAGTTGACTGCTCGCCAGGGTGAACTTTTGACTGACACTCTTGGCAAGGTTCTAAAACAAGATCCAGAAGTTACTAACCCTAACGCGATTTTGGACTTGAAGAAGAAAGAGCTTGATTTACTAATGAAACGCGTATAATTAGAGTATTGCCCTTGCGTGGTGTTGGTTGGCAATAAATAAAGAAACCTAACTTTCTTTTCCCCCTGATTTGTCCCAGGGGGTTTTCTTTTATGCGAATGTATATATTGCGGGTATAGACTTTATTTATCAGGTGTGTTTATCCCCTGAGTTTCTGGCTGAGTGTACTCGCCTAATCCCCCTAAAAACTATGTTCTTGAAAGGAACAAACCTAATGAGCGATTTTATTGCTAAGCAGGTTGATGCTAAGGCTAAGGCTTGGCACGAAGCTAAGGAACTGATTGATTCAGTTGAAGCTCGTGGCGGCGTTTGGTCTGGTGAAGATGAGGCTAAGTACTCTTCTCTAACCGCAGACATCAACAAGAGAAATGAACTAATCGAACTTGAACAGCGTGAAGCAAAGACTTCTGAAGCAATTGCTAAGGCTGCTGTCAACTTCAAGGATGCAACTGTTTCTGACAACGAATCAGACATTCTTCGCAAGATGGCTATGGGCGAGATCCGTGGACACGAGTTCCGCGCAATCACCGGTTCTTCAACTGGTGCGCCTGTTCCTACATCTTTCTACAACGAGATTGTTAAAGTTGCTCGTCTAGTAAACCCATTGCTAGAGTACGCAACTGTTATCAACACTGCTTCAGGTGAAAACTTGCAGATCCCTTCACAGTCTGCTTTCTCAACTGCTGCAATCGTTGGCCAGGGTTCTTCAATTGGAACTTCAGAGCCTACCTTCAACGCGTTCACTACTCTAGGCGCTTACAAGTTCTCAGCTTTGTCTCAACTATCTCGCGAGCTTGTTCTCGATGCTGGTGTTGACATTGTTGGTTTCTTGGCTGAGCAGTTTGGTAACGCTTTCGGTTACGCAATTGGAAACAAGCTAGTTAACGGAACTGGAACTGTAGAGCCTACTGGTTTCCTTCCTGTTGCTGGTACTGGTGTTACTGGTTCAACTGGTGTTTCTGGTGCTTTCACTGCTGACAATGTGATTGATCTTGTTTACAGCCTTGATGGTGCGCTTCGCAGCAAGCCTTCTTTCGCGATGCTAGCAAACAGCACTTCTATTGCAGCGTTGCGTAAGCTAAAGGACTCTTATGGTCAGTACCTATTCAACATTGGTACTGCAGCTGATGCTCGCGACCTTGTTCTTGGTGTGCCTGTTATCGAAACTCCTGCTATGCCTTCACCGGCTACTGGTGCTAACTCACTTGCTGTTGGAGATCTAAAGTCTCTTTACATCCGCAACGCTGGTGGTCTAAAGGTTGACAGAAGCGATGACTACGCTTTCGGTAACGACCTTGCAACCTGGAGAGCAACTTGGAGAATTGATGGTGCGCTAGTGCAGACTGCAAACATCAAGAAGTTCAAGGGTGGAGCTAGCTAAGCCCTTTTCTCCCCGAAAAGCCCCTCAAACTCAAAAGGTTTGGGGGGTTTTTCTTATAGAGTATTGGCATGACAACTAAAGCCGCTATTGCCTGGTATTCAAACTCTCTTAATCAGCCGACTGGTTATGGTACTCAATCTAAGCAGGTCATTGAACGACTTGTTAGGGATGGCCATAAGGTTGCGATGCTTTCTAATTATGGTGGCGAAGGTGTCAATAGCCTGATTGAGACTGGTGCGGGTTTGATTCCGCATTACAGCAGGGGAATGAATCAGTATTCGACTGATGTTATGCCTTTGCATTATGCGCATTGGAAGGCTGAGAATCCTAAACTGCCTTCTTGGTTGCTGACTCTTTATGATGTTTGGGTTTTCGATAATCCTGCTCTTGATGCTATCCCTATTGCTTCTTGGGTGCCGATTGACCATCAGCCTGCGCCTGAGAATGTTTTGAAGTGGCTTAGGAAGCCTAATGTTACGCCTATTGCGATGAGTGTTTTCGGTAAGAACATGATTGAGCAGGCAGGTATTGAATCTGAGTATATTCCGCATGCGATTGATACTAAAGTTTTCAAGCCGACTAAGGATTTGCCTGAAGGTATTTCTGGGCGTGAGTTTGTTGGCGGTGAAAATAACTTTGTTGTTGGAATGAACTTTGCTAACAAGGCTGGCGGGTTTATCCATCGTAAAGCTGTTGCAGAGAACTTTCTTGCTTTTGGTTTGTTTGCTCAAAAGCATGATGATGTTGTTTTGTATTTGCATACTGAGCCTTATGGTAAGCAGTCTGGGTTTGTGTTGCCTAACATTCTTGCTGCTTGTGGTGTCCCCGCTGAGAAGGTCAAGTTTGTTGATCCAATCGCATACGGTTACGGGATATCTCAGGAAACTTTGGCTGCAATTTATTCGGCTTGGGATGTAGGTTTATTCACTAATTATGGTGAAGGGTTTGGTGTTCCACAGATTGAAGCACAAGCCTGCGGTGTGCCTATTATCACAAGTAACTTTGCTGCTTCCGCTGAGCTTGCTTCTCCTGATTCGTTCCTAGTGAATGGGCAACCGTTTTGGGATGCGGGGCAACACTGCTGGTTCAATGTTCCTAATGTGCAGGCTATTGCTGATGCTCTTGAGCAGGCTTATCAGCGTGGTAGAAAAGATTTCCCTGATACTGTTGCGTTCGCACAAAACTATGATGCAACAAAGGTTTATCAGGCTCAATGGAAACCGTTGATTGAGAAACTTGCAACCAGATGATACCTGTTTTAGGGTTCTTGACTTACTCAAGATTTGATTTAGCAGATCGCCTACTAGATTCTATTGATTACCCTATTGAGCATCTTGTTATCGTGGACAATTCAGGTAAGCGTGAATATCAGCCTGTAAAGCCTAAGCAGGTCAAGAACTTGTGGTTTATTCAAGTGCCTTTTGGTTTAGGTTATGGTGGCGGGCTAAACCTGATTGTGAAGACTACACCTTTTGCGCCTTACTGGGTTTTAGTCAATGACGATTCAGTGTTTGAACCTGGTGCGTTGAAGAAGATTGCTGATCAGGTTGATACTGAAGCTATAAATTTTCTTAGCATTATGCCTAAATGGTCAGGGTTTGTTTTAGGTGAAGGTGCAGTATTGAGGGCTGGTTTGTTTGATGAGCGTTTTCACCCGATCTATTTTGAAGATAATGATTATGAGCGCAGGTTAGAGCAGGCTGGTGTGAAGGCTAACTTTATTCATGCTGCGCTGAGACACGATAATTCCAGCACTTTGGCTTCTGGCTTTCAAACTAATAATGATTTGACTTTTCAGCGCAATCATAAGCTCTTTGAGAAGAAGGTTGCTGAGCAGGATTACAGTGAAGGTAACTGGAGTTTGCAGGTTAGAAGGGCTAACAGTTGGGAAAGATAGTTTATACAGGGGGGACTTTTGACTTGTTCCATTCGGCTCATGTGCGCTTCCTGAAGGCTTGTAGAAGGCTTGCGGGGCAGGATGGGGAAGTTATTGTGGCTTTGAACACTGACGCCTTTATTCAGGCGTATAAGGGCAAACCGCCTATTATGAGTTTTGCTGAGCGTAAAGAAGTTTTACTTGCCTGTAAGTATGTTGATGGGGTTATTCCAAACTTTAGCGGGGCAGACTCTAAACCTTGTATAGGTAGCGTGCAACCTGATCTAATCGTTATTGGTGATGATTGGGCGAGAAAAGATTATTACGCTCAAATGCAGTTCTCTAGGGAATGGTTAGATCAGTTAGAGATTCAGCTTGTTTATGTCCCTTATACTCCTGGCATTAGTACTACTGATTTGAAAGCCCGCATTACTGCCGGCAAGGTAAACTAATAAGGACTTTAGGAGTTTATTTTGGCAGTTACTAACGGCTATTGCACTCTTGCGGATGTGAAGGCAGCGCTTCGCATTACTGACTCTGTTGATGACACTTTGATTGAGCAAAGTATTAACTCGGCTTCTCGCATGATTGACCAATATTGCAACCGGTTCTTCTATTCAACTGGTGCAGGTGTTGTCCGCTATTTTCAGGCTAACGATGGTTTTATGTGTTGGATTGATGATTTACAAACATTGACTGAGCTGAAGACTTCTTCAACTGATCCGCTAATTTTTGATACAACTTGGCAGAGTGGCGATTATCAGCTTCTTCCACCTAATCAACTGGCTAATGGAGCGTATTCACCTTATACAGCGATAACCGCGACCGATAACTATTTATTCCCTGTTTGGGCAGATATTGCTTTAGTAAAAGTAACTGGAACTTGGGGTTGGGCTAGTGTTCCTGAGCCGATAAAGTTTGCTTCAATTATCCAGGCTTCAAGATTGTTCAAGCGCCTAGAGTCTCCGCTGGGTGTCGCCGGTGTTTCTGACATGGGTATTATGCGTGTTGGTTACAGCATTGATGGCGATGTTGCGCAACTAATCAATCCGTTTAGGCTGCTTAGAACAGGCGCATAATGGCTATCAGCAACCTTAGAACAGGGTTAAAAAATAACCTAGCAACTATTTCAGGGCTAAGAGTTGTTGAGACTTTGCCTGATGTGGTCAACCCGCCTATGGCCATGATTGGTATTGAGCGAGTCCAATACAACAAGCAAAACAATCGCTCTATGGCCGAATACACTTTTAAGGTTACTGTCGTTTT